GAACGATAACAGTGCAATATCTGGCGTACCAGACGTCTTTCTTTTTGAACCTAATAGAATCACAACCAATATAGACTGATGATTCTTTAGAAGAATTTAATATTGCAATTTTGGCTTCTTCGATCATAATATATAGCTTTCATTCTATTTTAAAGTTTTTGTACTCTGTATATTGTTTTTTGAACAAAGTGAACAATTTCTTTTCATTAGAAAATGCCTCAATTTCCCAAGGCATGTTTAGATATTCATTGTGGTTTTTATCATCAGCAATATACGTTTTCTTTTTCCATTTGTAAGAAAGACCTTTACCATCCTTTAGTTCAGAAAGAGCATACTGTTTAAGGTGTATGATTTCATGAGCCAAAGTAACCAAGGCAGAAGCAACATTTCCATCTTTCAACAATTCTATCTCAAATACTCTTGGCTTATAGTTATAGTCATCTAGATACGTGCAATAACCTAAAGCGTCAAGCCCAGACTTTATACGAATGTCTAATTTAATATTCTTCGAAAGTCTTTCTGAGATATACTGACGAACATAAAACTCAGCCGCCGCCTTTAATACTTTACGGAGTTCGTAGTTTCTTGTTCCAGTAACTGAAATGTTCATTGCTCAAACAATTTTTTATATGATAAGTCTAAAAAGAAATTTGGAGTGTATCCAGCAAATCCGCAATTTTTGTGCAGTTTTGCTATTACTGATATTGCTTCTTTTCTACTATCAGAAGAGAAAATAACACGATCAGTTTTTGTTTCTACAACTGTAGTTTTACCTTTATTCGTATTTAGTGTGTAATTCATTTAAGTTTTAACCCAGCAAAATCCCTCTTAGCAACACCTCGGCTCATGAATTTATCTTCAGTTCCGAATGAGCTGTTGTCCATTACTGGAGTGTCATTCTTCTTACCCTTGTATTTAGGTTCTGACATAACTTGATCTTGTGCATGAGACTCAACATCATAAAGTTTCATCTTTGCTCGTTCAATCCCAATAACAAACCGCTTATCTTTATTAACGTCATTATATCGATTCTTAAGCTGGATAACCATCATCTGACCAATAGCTTCCATGTCTTCATTAGAAACCAGGGCAAACATCATATCTGCAGTCGCAGGAAGTCCGAAAGATTCACTTGTGTTCTCAAGACCAGGATCACTATTAGAGTAACCATCACGATTGGTTTGTGTTGCTGTGAAGATAGGAACATTATATTCTACAGCGAGTCCACGAATTTCTTCAGCGATGGCTTTAATGTAAGAATACGTGTTGATACTAGACCCCAACTTCAAACGCATCGACATACAGATATTGATATAGTCGATGTAAATGACATCAGGAAGAAAGTTCTTCTTGATCTTCAGCTCATTGATAAGGTGGCGGAAATGCCCAGCACCTGCAGCTGAAGTTGGATACTCCTTAACAATAAGACGACCATTAGTCTTTTTCTTTAGATTTTCTATCTTCTTCAGATAAGATTCTTTAGGAAGCTCATGAAGTTCATCCATAGTCAAGTTAAGGCGATTAGCGTCAATACGTTCGGCGATACGTTCTTCAGCCATTTCCATGGTAATATACAGAACATTCTTACCCAACGAAAGATGGCCAGCCGCGCAATGAGTCATGAACAAAGTTTTACCAACGCCAGTACCAGCCAGAATAACATTCAAAGACTTCTTGGGAATACCTCCGCGAGTAATCTTATTGAACATCTCAAGGTCAAATTCTAGCTTAGATTCTGCCTTATGATAGAACTCATAACGATCTTCAGCATTCTCAAGAAAATCGTGACCGATGCTAGTATCAAATGACACACTCAATGCATCGGTCAGGATTTGTGGGATAGCACCCTTGTCTTTCTTGTCTTTGTTGCCACCATCAATAATAGTAATTGATTCACGGATCGCATTGAAAATGGCGCGATCTTGACAATACTTCTCAGTCTGATCAACCAACCACTGCTGGTCAACCTTCGGATCATCTTGTATTTTATCAATAGTTTCAATTACTTCTTTATATTGATCTTCATTTACACTGAGCTTATCGACCTCAAGCATAAGTGTGACCTTGTTGGGCACACTGTTGTAAGCATCAATAAAATTCTTGACCACATTGAATAGAATCTTATTCGAAGGTGTAACAAAATACTCCTCTTTCAAGAAAGGCAAAACCTTACGGCAAAATTCATCATTAGTAACAATATGGTTAAGAATTGTTTCTTCAATCATTCAACTTCTCCGTAAACGTCTTTCATATCTTCATTAGAAATCATATCATCATGAGAAAGCATATAGTTATCTTCAATATACTTACGGAACGACTTTGATCTAAGAACAGGAAGCCAGAAATCCTTGTTATCTGTCTCTGCGCGACGATAATTCTTTTCAGAAACTTCCCCAGTTTCTAGATCAACTCGCTGATACCAACCGTTCTTTGGCTTAACCACATGACCGGATTCTAGAGCAACATCAAGCAGACCAGACCAAGTGCTAATTCCACCTTCAAACCGAACTTCGATAGGAATCTTTGACTTCTCACGAACGTAACGCGACTTTTCTACATTAATGATAAAGTTGTAGCCAGTAATGTCAGTTCCATCCTTTTCCTGCTGACGACCAATAATGAAGATATTGTCAGCCGAATAGTAGATGCCAGTACCACCAGAAACAACAGCCTTGGAATACATTTCCTGAGTCTGGTAGGTATGATTAACCACAACCATCGGAATATCCTTGATAGTCAGATGCGGTGTAATGATACGGAACAGAGACTTGAGCTGCTTAGCACGAGTCATATCTGCAACAGACTTACCTTCAAGAGCGTCTTCAACTTCTTTCTTAGAAGCAAGGTTGCCTACCGAGTCAACAAAGATAATGACCTTGTCGCCACGCTGAATTTCCTTCATCTGAGACGTAGCATCAAACTTTAGCTGTTCAATATCAGTAATGGGACTATGAATAACTCGAGTCATATCAATACCCATCGATTCAAAATATTTCTTACCAGCACCAAATTCCGAGTCATAAAACAGACAGATTGCTTCAGGATACTTGTCTAAGTATGCCTTAACTTCAAGCAAGCAAAAGAACGATTTGAAGTGCTTCGAAGGGCCGCACCAAAGAGTAAGTCCAGGAGTGATGCCACCATCAAGACTGCCAGACAAAGCGACATTAATCATAGGAACAGTGGTTTGTACCATATCTTTCTTATTAAAGAATTTCGATTCAGAAAGAATGTCAGCTTCTTTAATTGTAGTGTTTTTCTTTAGTCTATCTAGAATGCTCATAAAACCTCCGTATTAATCATTGAAAAAATCTTCTAGAGTGTTAACGTATTCAGTTTTCCACCCAATTGCATTGCTAATTATTCGCAACGGGTCGAGAAAGGCTTTGTTAAATTGAGTTTCGTAGTCGATGTATTTGTCCAAGTCCAATGACTTTGGCAAATTATTAACCACAGATATTACGTTTTCTTTTAGAGTATTGGGCGTAGTCATGTAACAGAACTTAATCTTTTCACCTTCCTGAACGCCTGGAAATTTACTATCCAATCCCTTTTCTTTAAGGAAATGATTATAAACTAGAGCGCCTCTGACATGAATCGGAGTCGATAGTCTATAGATGGTGGATGGACTGGAAAACTTAGCAAGATTATTGCAGCCCCGAGGAAAGGCAATTTCTTCAAAGGGCAAAGTTTCAAACTCATCTTTGAATTGTTCAATAAATTCGACCAGCTGATCCTCTGTTCCTTCCATCATAATCCTCAGAGCTTGCTTAATCTTTTCTCTGCAAGAAGAAGGAGTTGATGATTTAACAGCTTCAATACCCATCATCTTTAGCTTAGGTGCAGGATACCGGATTCCTTCACTATCCCACACGTTAAGAATATACCGCTTCTTGGCAGTCCAGATGCCCTTGTCTGCAATAGCTTCACGCTTCATAGAAAGAAACGAGTTATATGCTTTAGTATACACAGCAAAAGCATCAAGAGTTTTTGCGATATAAGGCTCTAGCTTTTCCTTACAAATTTTATCAACAATGTTGATCTTTTGCTCAAGAGTTTTGCCATCAGCAATTTTATCGACAAGTTTCCCCAGTTTAACGTAGTTGGAATCGGTATCTACAGCAATAACATAATCTTCATCTTTAGTGCCAAGTATCTTATTCAGATACAGGTTCATATTTGTTTCTACATATCTAATGGCAAGCTGGCCAGATAGGGTAATTGCTTCAGCAAAAGCCAAACTATACCACCGACAATAAGCATTTCCAATAGCGCCATAAAGAGAGTTGAGCTGAATTTTACGAGCCATCTGCATGTTGTTGTATCTAGCGATAGCATTCTTGAGTTCCTTTGTGGGATTCTTTTGGTATTCTCTTTCAGCCTCAAACATCTTATTCTTATATGCCTTACGGTCTTTCATCATCTTTTCGACAATCTCAGGGAAAATTCCCTTTTTAGATTTGTCCCAGAAAGAACCGTTGGCTGCAAGAGTATAGTTTTTCTCAGTCAGTTCCTTATCATATTTAGCCAAAGCATTGTTATAAAGTTGGTCATCAACACTCCAAAACCCATCAATTTTTCCAACATAGGTTTCCGGCGATAGATTATACTGAACAATCAGAGAAGGGTACAGCGAGGTAACGTCAAACGACACAACCCATTCATGCATACCTACCTGCGGATCTTTAACGAAAGCGCCAGCATATTGATCACCTTTGCTGGTAATCTTATTCTGAGGAATGACCAGCTTTTTGTCCATCATGTAGTTATGAATAATAACGTCCCAAAGACGCACAGAAGTGAATACGTCTTCAAGGTTGATCTTAGCGTCATAAGCAATAGTAAACGCTTGATCCATAAGATTCAAACGCTCATCCAACTTATCAACAAGAATAACGTCATGAATGTTATATTCAATAAACTTCTGATAGTCATTCAAGAAGAAGTCATGCATGTTATCATATTCAGAATAGTCTAGCTTATTCTCACCAATCTCAACGTAGGCGATGTGATCCAGCCGATACGATTCCTGCTGCGTATAGGTAAATTTCTTATACAGCTGCTGATAATCCATGATAACAATACCCATAGGATTATAGGTTTGCTGCTCCTTACCAAAGATTTCAACCTTAGATTCCAAAAGAATCTTCCAAGGCGAAAGACGTTTAGCGAAGTCGTGACCAAGAACATTCGTGATACGGTTTACCAGATATGGAATATCGAAAAACTCAATGTTCCATCCAGTAATGACATCGATGTCAAATTCTTCCCAACAATCAAGGAATTTGAGAAGCAGCTCTTCTTCATCACGACAGTTATAATAAACTGCGCCTGTATCCTTTACATCAAATTCTCCGCATCCAAAGACACGGATTTTGTTACCCTTCTTCAAGGTAATAGCTGTAACTTCTCGGTCAGCTGCACGAATATCAGGGAACCCACCATCGGAATTAACTTCGATGTCAACAGTTGCAACGTTCATACGCTCTTTGTCGTATCGAACTTCACCAGGATATTCATCATTAATGAACGCATAGACAAACTTATCAATACCATAAATGGGAAAGTTCGACAAGTCGTCATACTTCTTTAGAAACTCTTTGCCTTCCTGAAGGTTTTCGAAATCATATTTGGCTACAGGATTTCCATCTAGAGTATGATACTCCGACTCTTCTTTGCATGGAACAAACAAATATGGCTTATACTGTACCTTATGGTGTTCGCGCTTTGCACCATTCCAACCTCTAACAAAGATGTAATTTCCGCGCTGTATAGCGGACGTGTAAAATCGCATTCAGAACTCCTTCAGTTCTTACAAGTATACCTAATTTTTCAGGTGAAGTCAAGCCAAAACTAGTTTAGCTTTGTTGTAATATTTCGTTCTAGACGCTAGAGCAAGTTTTGCTGCATTAACGTGTGCTGTAATTTGTTCAATATTATCAGCATCAGCATACTGATTTATTGCTCTATAGTTCCAATACCATCCAGCAGAACGAGCAGCGCCTTCTTTTGTTTGTAGATAATCTTGAACATTATCAAGAGGCATTTTAATATACGCTGCAAATAGAGAATGTAAATCTTTTCCAGTTAGCTGAATAAGACCCATACCTCTATACTTCCATCCATCGCCTGTTGGCTCTCCGCCATTCCCTAATCTATTAGCATATGCCAAATTAGCTATCTTTTCTGGCTTGTGCTCGTATGTAGCAGCATTGTATTTGTTAAACACATGAGGAAATGTTGCTATCAAGCCTGGAGCAGAGTAGTTTAAGTTTTCTATAACACGTGTCAAAAGGCTGGACTCGACTCCAATTTGGGAGAGGAATCCAGCCTTACGATTTACGGTATTGATGTTGAATTCAGCAAATGTCTTTTCTAACGGCTCAAGATAAGAAGGAAATACTGAGCTTTTTACTTCATAGATTTCTTCTAGATGTTGTGCTGTTATCATCTCAATTTAGTCCATTTGCTTTTAAGAGTTAGTTTTGTTATTAGCCTTTTGTAGAGACTAACATTATTCATAAATTCAATCTTAAGATCACCATCCCCAAAAACCTCCCAAACCCATTTGGGTTCACGAGGAACTGGGACGTAGCCTAAGCGTTCATCCCATTTTAATTGTTCCATTTATTTCTTTCCGATCGAATACTTTGGAATTAACTTCCAATCACCTTTCTCTTTATATGATACAATTTTGATCTGACTCATAGGAGCAATTGGCTCCTCAGTCATGGTCTTGTCTACAATCTCTACAAGACCCCATTCGGCCAGTAGGTTTGCGATTGTATTTCTGCGTGCAATATCGCCTTCCGAAAAGTCAGTGGGCTTTCCGTCAAGAACAAACATCTGCTTAAAGTGCACAATATAGTATTTGCCTTTTTTGTGCAAAATGTGACAAGACTGATAGAGTATCTTTTCTTTGCGTGAAGCTACACCAATTCTTGTTAAAGTCTCTTTGACTTTTAAGAAATCGTCTGGTTTTTGCAGGGTAACTTCAACCATTGTTTCTAGTATGTCACTCATATCGTCACCTTTGTTCTTGTTTTGCTTTCAATAGTGCTATTTGCTGTTCAGTCAGAATAGATAGAGCAGCTTCAGCCTTCGGTTTAGTATAACCGTAAGTAAGCATAACAATATCTAAATTACTCAAACCCTTTTCTTTCTTATACCATTGGGTTTTCGCTCTTTTCCGACTTCTCACACTATTTATAAGATAGTCAAACTGGAGACGATTATCGAGTTTATGATACAGATTCATGACATTTGCATCATGTACTGTATCAATATAGTGCGATAATGCTTTATTTACAATATATGGAT